CATCGTGTTTACCATTCTCAAGTCCGATTGGTCGCCCACACTGCGCAACGTAGCCTCTCACCTCGCCGTAGTCATTGTAGCTACATACGTTGCGGGCTTCATGTTTGGCTCCGTCTTGCACAGCGCCAACGACCATCTAGCGGGCATTGAACCCGCCCCCTCCCGTACAGTTCTTCAGCCTCAGCAGTCTGCCAGGGTTGCCCCCGTACTACCTATTATCGCAGCTCCCCCGCTGGCAAGTCTTACAGTGGCCAAGTTGCGCAAACTGGCCAGGCAAGCTGGCCATAGGGCGCTAGCTAGATCTGGCAGGAAGGCCGACTTGCTAGCAGTGCTGGGCTAGCGGTGAAATAGCTTAATCAAATGTTAATCCGGTCCTGACCTGGCCTTAACCCAGTCTTAACCCAATGGGGGGGGGTAGGGTGGGAATGGGAATCATTATCGGGGGGGCAGTCGAGGCGCCATTTTTTTTTCAAAACTGAAAGTGTTTTCCAGGAAACCGTGCTACAGTTGGCATGGCTCCGGGGTTTTCTTGCCCCCCTTGCCAATATTTTTACCTGCCCCCTATGCGCGTGCTCATTGCCTGCGAATTTTCCGGCACCGTCAGGGACGCTTTTACCGCCCGAGGCCATGACGCTTGGTCCTGCGATTTACTCCCCACCGAAGCACCTGGCCAGCATTATCAGGGGTCGATTCAAGATTTTCTTTCTAGCGGGGTCGAGCCCTTTGACCTAATGATTACTCACCCCCTTGCACCTATCTAGCGGCCAGCGGCCTTCATTGGAATAAGAAAAGGCCGGAACGAGTATTACAGACTGAAGCAGCACTAGACTTTGTGCGGCGGCTTCTTGAGGATACTGGCATTCCTGCAATCGCGCTTGAAAACCCGATCGGATGTATTTCTAGCCGCATGCGCAAGCCAGATCAGATCATTCAGCCTTGGCAGTTTGGTCATGACGCTTCCAAGGCAACCTGTCTCTGGTTAAAAAATCTCCCAAAACTTCTCCCCACCAATGTTCTGCCTGGTGGTAGGCTTGCCAGAAGGTCAAACCAGGCTGCCAGCGGACAAAACAACCTATCCCCGTCACCGGATCGCTGGAAGTTGCGCAGTCCGACTTATCCCGGCATTGCGCAGGCTATGGCCGAGCAATGGGGCTAGCAATCCCTTCCCACCAACATTTTTTCCGTGTGCCATGGACCAACTTTCCGTCGTTACCGACGTTTTAATAAGTCACGGCCTGAGTGTCACTGAGGCAGCTGAAACTGCCGCATCAATCGTGAGTGCCCTGCAAGCCTCAGCGTCAAACCAAGCCACGGAAGTAATTGATACTATTTTTGATAAAGCAATGTCATTTTGGCTTATAACAAGCTCATCCAGGTAGAATCACCCCGCCAACCCCTGACACCATGATCAAATTATTTGAGTTACTGTTTTATGGCCATGTTCACAAATGGGATTACATCCGCTTAACATCCGAGCCTGACCTGCGAGATAAGGACCTGCCTAGCATTGTTTGCCGGGTTTACGCTTGCAAGCGATGCTGTGCAATTAAGAGAGTAAAGGTATGACCCACTTGCCTTATACCGTTACCGCACGCCGGCAGGGCTATGAGCCCATCTGTATTGGCATCATCGCTTGCGGGCCGGCCGATGCTATTACTACTGCCCAGGAACTTTTGCCTGAGTACCTCATTTCAACAGCACTCCTTCACCCCGATTGGGACGACACCCCCGCATGAGCCGTTGGACTCAGCCCGAGATTGATCACCTAGAGAAACTTGCCGGCGAGGTGCCCTATGCCACCTTGCTGCGTAGTATGAAGCACAAGGCCACCATGGAGGGCTGGCCACCTAGAACAGCTAAGGCGATCACGATGAGGATGCGCCGAACAGGTCACCTCTGTCACGCTCGGGTGGGTGACTGGACCACCACCTACGGCGCCGCTGAGATCTTGGGATGCCCCGGCAGCCGGGTTGAGGCGTGGTTGAAGCGCCCGCCTATTACTGCAATTCTTGATCCGCAATGGGTAGGCCGCATTCGCTACATCAGTCGTAAGTCCTGGCGCCGCATGGCCCGCGAGATGCCGAGAGTGTTTGGTGGTTTTAGCGCTGACGCTTTGTTCCTGCTACTGGAAGACCGTGATTTGGCTGAAGCTGTAGCACTTGCGCACCCTAGGCCGATGGGCGACTGGCGGGTGCGGTGTATCGAGACAGGGCGGATCTACGCCAGTTGCAACGCTGCGGCCAAGGAGCTGCATGTCAGCCAGGCTTGCATCAGTCTTGCGATACGTCAGGTCAGGCCGGTGGCGGTGTTGGGGTTGTCGTTTGAGGCGTTGCGTAGCACCAAGTAGCTACAGGAGTCCATGTTTTTCCAGTAGTTCCATTGGATACTCTTGATTTAGCTCGGCCAGTGTGCATCTTTCCTCCTCATCAGTATCCTCATACTCGGCCCTCGGCGTGGCCGGCGGGGTAATTGCTCCAGTCTGGCGCCGTAATTGTGTTGCGGCTGGCCTGTCTACCTTCCTCGCTTAGCCGCTGGCTTTGCCCCCGAAATCTTCTTAAGTTTGGCCGCCTGCCTTACTGCCTCAGTGGCTCGCTGGGCAGCAATAGCCTTGGCCTTGTTTAGCCTAGTGGGATCTGCCATGACCTCTTGAGCGCGGGCGAGCGATTCTAGGTCGGCCTCGGCTCGCCAGCGGGCCTCATCTCTGGCCATAGGGGCCTTCACGCCAGCCACTAGCTTGCCTCCCAACCGAGCTTGACAGACCTCTTCTTCGTGGCCGATGGGGTGAATGCCCTCATCTTATCGCACCCTCGGCCCAGCAAACATCCTGCCACCGCCTTTTTCAATTGCTTTTAATACATACCTGTCCGCGTCGGCAGTATGATCCGGGCCACTTGAGTCGATGTCAAGTGGGTTACGCTGATCATATACAAGCATCGGGGTGCAAGCAAAGAATGACAAACACCTTTCGGTTGCATATAATCCTGCCTCCACCGGAGAACCAGCGGCTTGCATCATCGTTGTCATTAAAGTCCACCCATCGCTGCGCAAACCTTTTGGTCCAGCACTAAATTCTGCGCCAAATCGACCCATTTGAGCGCCAATCGACCCATCCTCCCCACCAGTATTGGCTCCAATTTGAGCATCTGCAATACGCTGTTGCACTGGAATTTCGCTCAAGGAAAGCCCATTTCGCTCGCACAGTTCCTGTGCATAACGAGCCATTTTTGATGTTGTTAGCGTAAAGTCCCCCTTGTTCCACTGATAGGCGTTATCCTCGTCTTTCAATGCTGAGTAATATTCGTCAATCTTGACTACTGAATTAGCCCCAATGATAATGTCATTTCCTTCATCATCAGGCGCTGGCCATGCCATTTGAATGGGCGCCTTGAAATATAGCTGCAATGAGGCCGGCTTTTCGGTTCCCCAGTCCAAGCCAAGCCAGAAATTTTCTCCAGTTACATCATTCCGATCCAGCAGCTGCCCCCCACACCAAGGCAGCTCGATTCGCATACGATCAAAAACGTGTGAAAAGAATGATCCAGAGATTTTCTCCCAACTACCATAAACCTCCGATTGGATCTTGGCTTCATCAAACTGGCAAGATGCCTTGAGTTGATTGACATAGGCTTCTTTGTCCTGAATGTGCGGATTATCAAATAACGTACTGTGGATGTAAACAAACTTTTTCTGGAATAGCGGAATATAGGTAGGAACAAGTGGCACCATATGACGAATCATATGTTCAAAATGCCACCAAGACCCAGGGTTATTGGGGTTACAAGTGAGGATCGTTCTCACTTTTACGTCTTGGTCTGTCGTCCGCATAGACGAGCGCATTTTCAGAATGGGTTTTGGGTCGGCCATCTGGCCTGACTCATCAATGTAGAGATGGGTAATATCAACCCCCTGAAAACGCCCGTAAGCTCGATCATCTGAAATCCAGTGAAATGTCAACCACCCACCAAGGCCAAATTGGTAGGTGCGATCACTTTTGAGCCATTTTGAGTCCCTCAGCTCTGGTGTCCGAGCAACTGCCGCCTGCGTCTCGTCGATGATTTTGCCCAGGCCCAGAAGGTCCTTCCGCACCACCACTCCCTTGTAGCTTGGTCCAAAGCGGACGGCATCACGGGCGATCAGGAGGGGCAGGGAGGCGCTTTTGCCGCCACCCCGGCCTCCAGACAGCAGGATGTCGTACTCATCCGGTACGCCCAGGGTCAGCTTTTGCTTCTCGGTGGTTTGAAAAGGCATGGTCTGATGCTGGTGCTGACAATCTACGCCACCAGCCCCCTTCTGTGCTACGGTTGGCAGGTTCAGCAAGAAATGCTGGCAGTAAAAAACTTTATGGGACCACCCTCGGATGACATTGACGCCATTATCGAATCAGTCATGAAACACCGACCAAGCAACACGACAAGCAGCCGAGAGTACCTTGGCGATAATGTTTACGCCTTATACGACGATGGCTGTATTGAGCTGAGATTGGACAATCACTACTCACAACCCTTGATTCGCCTCGATCCCTTGACCATGCAAGCCCTTATTTCATTCGCCCGGAGACAAGGACCATGACTCTTGCCGCTGTCTTCGATGAACCCGATGGCGAGGCCCGTAAGTCTGCCGAATCCGCTAGTAAAGCGCGTTTTGACTTGATGCCGTGGGCGGCGATTGAGGAGATCGCACAGGTGCTTACATTTGGAGCTAAAAAATACGACGACAACAACTGGTGTCGAGGCGCCAGATGGGGGCGTTATTTTGCTGGCCTGTGCCGTCACATTTTTGCATGGTGGCGAGGCGAGAATTTGGACCCCGAGACTGGCTATTCCCATCTAGCCCACGCCGGATGCTGTTTGATCTTCCTGATGGAGTATCAGCGCAACGGTTGGGGCGCAGACGATCGCTTCAGGGGTTCCGATGGCGAGTCTTTTGTCAAGTATGACGGCCAGCCCTTAGTACCCTAAAAACCCAGTTTCTTTGCTCGCATTTTCTCATGGCTGAATCCGCAGAACACTATTTCTTTTTTACCGCACTACTACACGACCCAGAAACGGGTGCCGCAAGATCGCAGCATCACGGAACACTTTGCCTTAACGAGTACGATCCACCTACGTGTGTTGAGGTGGCCGTTGAGCAGCTGGCCGCTACTTTCAAGTGCGCCCCTAAAGACATTATGCTGACCGCCCTCAACCCGTTGCCTAACTCATGATGATTTACGGAACTGATCCCGAAGCTCGCAATGTATTTGTTGTTCAAAATGGCGTTCGGCAGGAGCATATCCTAGCTTTTGACCCTATTACGGGGGAAACTATTCAGTATGTACAGGTGGCTGTCGAGCGGCCCCTGTTTCAGTGGCTGCTGGAGCGCCTTGGCTTCACGCTTGATCCAGACTTTTTGTTACCCACACGAGGGTTATTGACTCACCAGAACGGCAAAGCCTTGATCAGGCACTACTTTATGCGACCTCCGTTTCACTTGGAATACGTGAATCGCTCGTGACACGCGATCAAGCCTTTTGGGTTTTGAATGAGCAAGCGTGGTGTCACCACTATTTCATTGCGCGTCATCTTGACGCGCCTTTAATTCTTCAATGCGCAAGAGCACACCTAGCCAGATGCTTTGCCTTGTCATGACATTCCCTTAGCCTGTTTTACCAACCGGCCTGCTTGTGTGCTACAGTTCCTGGGTTCCATCCTGCATCCCTCGCCGCATTATGCTGAAATCTGACCGCTGGATTAAAGAACAAGCTGCACTCGGCATGATTGAGCCGTTTGAACCATTGTTGACCCGATTGGTAGAGGACAAGCGCCCTGGCTGGCTTAGACAGGCACTTTCCTTTGGTACCAGTTCCTTCGGTTACGACTTGAGACTGTCTCCGAAAGAATTTAAGGTTTTCAGGCATGTGCCCGGTACAATCATGAATCCGAAGGCGTTCAATCCAGCCAACTTGGAAGCCGCTCAGTTGCGCGAAGATGAGTTCGGTGAATACTTTATCCTCCCAGGCCACTCCTACGGATTGGGCGTAGCAAGTGAAAAATTGAAGATGCCTCCCAACATTACTGGGATCTGTTTGGGCAAGAGCACCTACGCAAGAATGGGTATTATTGCTAATCTTACGCCCGTAGAAGCCAGCTGGGAAGGCCATCTAACCCTAGAGTTTTCCAATTCATCCTGCGCCGACTGCCGTATTTACGCCAATGAAGGCGTCGTCCAGGTCCTATTCCTAGAAGGTGAGCCTTGCGATGTCACTTATGAGGACCGCAAGGGCAAGTATCAAGGTCAGGGCGAAGGCGTGACCATGGCAAAGGTATAACCATGAACACATTCTTTCACTTCGACTCCGAAGGTGGCAGTATTGGGCGGTGGCACTGGATCAACAGTGATACCTCAACGCCTCCCGGTCGGTGGTGTGGTGAGATTGACCCGCAACGGTTTTGGGGCCAGACTTACTTCGATAAGCCCACGAAATTGCTGGAGTTCTACGACTGAACTTCCGGCCAATATTATAGCAAAGATGTGAACCGCTACTTCTTACTTTCTTTCTTTTTAGCAGTCTTGGCTGACCGCTTGAAATCACTATTATCAGGAGCGCCTTTCGCGCCTGGTTTGCGCATTGATTCGCCTGAGCCCTCTTTGATCCGTTTTTTCTTTGCCGCGATATTCGCGTAGAGCCCCTTTCCTCCGGCCATCGTTTAATCTGTCAGTGCGCCCACATTAGCACCGACCACCTGACCCAGCCAGCGCCCCCACCCCCCACCTCAACACCGTGACCAACCCAGCCCACCACCACTTCTCACCGGAAGACTTGGCCAAGCTCGACTGGAGCCCGGCGGTCTCTATCGAGCTGCAATACAAAGAAGACTCAGGTTCGCGCATTGATCGCGTACCTGGCCGGGTTTCACCCGGCAAAAACGCCACACTGAATGGATACCACGAGGCATCTTTTCCCATTGGTCGAGATGAGATTGGTTACGTCTTGATTCCCGATACAGCCCTTGAACTGGTCAAGTGCTTGCGAGATATTGAAATCGGCAACGCCGCCACCGAGAAACTGAAGGAACTGCAGTCATGACCACACCCCTTAGCCTCTCCCTCGCCCAGTCCTTTGAGCTGGAGCGCATGGGTCGCGTCATTGACTCCACCAATGACCTAGTAGCCCTGAAGAACCTGGCCAAGCAGCTCCTGCAGGCATGGCAAGGCCAGAAGGCCGCTACAGACTGGGTAATGCGTCAGCAACTGGGCGCCCCTTTCCAAGTTGATCCCGCCTGTAGACTGACTAAAGGCACCACTGATTCAGCCCCGTGAGCAAGTTAGGCGAACCCTCCAAGGCGATGGCACGGCATCTGGACCGCATCGAGGTAATCAAGTATTGCAAGAATCCTGAATACTACCTGGAAGAAGCTGCTTGCGAATACCTAAAAAGCAATCCATACGAAGAAGAGGAATCTTACGAAGTAAGGCTGAGTCGTGCCTATAGTTCATTTGAGCCTGTCTACACCCATCTTCGTAACCTAGTTGTTGGTACGGCTTTACGCCGCAAGATCGTAGTCTCCGGTGGTGATGGCCCCGAATGGAAAAAGTTTTTTGAAAATACAAATCTGGAAGGCGATGACATCCAGGTTTTTACTCGCAACATCTTCAGCGATGCTGTTGATGGCGGCTGGGCTGGCATTTTAATTGATTACCCCACAATCCCACCAGGGCTGTCTAAAGCAGAAGAGAAAGCGCGGTACCCCAATGCCCGACCCTATTTCGTACCAGTGCTGGCCAATACGATTCTGGATATTCGCTTTAAGTCTAACAATGATACGATGTTAGACGAGTCTGACTACGGCAGACAACTTTCCCTGCTTCAGATTACATGTATCGACAAAAAGCCAGATCCAAATGATGAATTTGCTGAAGTTGAACGCCAAGCAGTGAAGGTCTGGGATTACGAAGGCGAAAGAGTTCGCTATCGCTACTTTATTCAGAAAGATAAAGACCCCGCCCAAGGCAATACAAATGTCGAGTACGAGCAAGAAGGCGAAGCTATCTTCCTGACCTCTCCAATTATCCCCTACATCATCATTCCCGGCGGGGCAAAAGAGGAGGATGCTATTTACCGGCCTCTAATGCTAGACACGGCTAGGCTTAATATGCAGCACTGGGTAACGAGTGCTGACCTCAACAACATGATCAATGTAACGGCAAATCCCCGTTTCGTGATTAGTGGCGTCTATGACCGTATGAAAGGTATTCTCGCCGCCACCAGCAGAGCATTAATACTCACCAATGACAAGGCCAAGGCCGACTGGAAGGGAGCCCCGATGGATGGGGCTACCATCGTTCGCTTGAGACTGCAGGATTTAATGCAGTCCATGAAGACCTTGGCAGTAGTTGCCATGAATCCGACTGGCACCGTGCAACCCCAGAGCGGCGTTTCTAAAATTATTGATAAAAGCCAAAACGACTCGCTATTAAATGTGCTTGTAACCGGCCTAGAGGCTGGCATCAATCAAGCGCTGAAGATTGCTACTAAGTATATGGGTGATGACAATGCACCAACAATTACTCTGAGCAAGAATTTTATTGCCGCTCCACTGCATTCCCAGCAAATCCTTGCACTGATAGAAGTTTACAATGCTGGACTGTTTGACGCGAAGTTGCTAATGGAGATCCTTGAGGCGGGGGACTTATTTGAGGGCTTGGCCGATTTTAGTGTTGAATCAATTCTGAGCAGGCTTAATGTTGGCGAGGATGGCAGGCCCGTGGCCACGGCGCTCAGCGCAGCCGCCCAAGGAGAGCCTCGCTCGTCCCTCACGCAAGGAGAGCCTCGCTCGTCCCTCGCTCGGAACCAGCCACTTGATGCCCCCACCAGGGAGCCAGCGCAGGCCACGGGAGTACCTAGGGAGGCGGATAGGGCCTGACGGTTGGGCGAACAGCTTTTCGTGGGCGGGCCTTACTTTCGTGCCACAGAATCTGCTACTGTGTGACGGAAACGACCTTTATTCGCAACATGGCTCTCGCTGACATCCTCGCCAGGCTTGGAGAAGACGAAGAGACTCAAGAGCAAAAGCTCGCGGAAATCTTGACAGCATCCACCGAATCAGCGGCAAGGATCACCGCTCTTGAGACTTCTGTTGAAAAGACGACAACCAAGAATGCTGAGCTACTGGCCGAAAAGAAGAAGCTGGCCAGGGCCAAAACCCTACTCATTGAAAACGGCATTGATCCAGAGGACGAGAATGCCGAAGCACTGCTAAAAGCCAAGTTGGCCGTCAAGTCGGGCGAACCCGCCAGCGAGTCCAGTATGGAGCTGATTGAGTTGCGTTCTAATTTCAATAAGGTGAACTCAGCGGTAGCAGCGCTCACTGAACGAGCGGAAAAAGCTGAAAAAGACAAAGCAGAGCTGGAGGCCAAGAAAAACCAGGCCGATATTAAGCAGGCCGTTATTGACGGCCTCGGCTCCGCCTCTGTCGGTGTCTGCCTTAGTGCGTCTCGCCTGTTTCAGCTCAACCAAGGCGCCTTTGTTAAAGCTGGTGATGGCGAAACTGTTTTGTGGAATGACAATGGTGACCTGAAAACCATTGAAGACTTTGCTGCTGCTTCACACTCCAATCCAGACGATGCCATCTTCTGGGCTGGACGCGGCCAAAGCGGTTCCGGCACTGCGCCAGGTCGGCCCGGTCTCCCCGAGCCTAGCGCTGGCTCCAAGGGCAATGTCTTCGCTGTAGATGGAAACGCGACCGAAGCAAGCAGGATGTGGAACAAGGATCGCAAGGGCGCCGAGCGCTTGATTGCGATGGCGCGGCAGAAAGGCAACCTGGCCCCGGCCTGGGCTCGGACGCTGGAAATGTCGAACCGTTGATACCCCAGTGCTCGCCTACATGGCGAGCACTGGGGACTATCGGTATCCTTTTTGCGAGAACGGGGCAGCGCCCCAATCGACCATCGCATTAAGGAGAAGCCCAGCGGGTGAATCCAAACGATCCACTACCGCTGTACTCCCATGGCATTCCTTGCCGACATTGATTTTGTCCCCGAGCTTTTCCTTTCGTACCAACAAGAGGAAAACCAAGAACAGTCCCAACTGTTCCAATCCGGCATCATCGCCCAAAACCCCGCCATCGCTGCGGAGTTTTCCAAGGGTGGCCGTGAAATCGTCATTCCTTTCTTCGACGACCTAACCGGGTCCTCCGAAGTGCTCAGCGACATCATCGGTCTAACCCCCACCGGAATCGGTAGCGGGCGTCAGACCGGCATTCGCAACCTTCGCGGTAAAGCATGGCACTCCAGCCTTCTCGCTTCCGAGCTGTCTGGCTCTGACCCCATGCAGGCCATTGCCAGGCGCACTGGCGCTTGGTGGATGCGTGACATCCAGGCAACCCTGGTCGCCCAACTGGTCGGCCTCTTCAGTGCTGGTGGCCCCCTGGTAACCAGTCACTCTGTTGGCAGTAACTCCACTGCCCTTTCAGGCGGCCTTTTGATTGACGGCATGGCCAAGTTGGGCTCAGCGGGCCGCAACTTGACCGGCGTAGCAATGCACTCGGCGCCCTTCTATTACTTGGTGAAGCAGGATCTGATCACTCCTGCCGCCTCCCCGGCCATTGTTCCCTCGTCCCAGATTGATACCCGCGTCTCTCAGCAGATGCCCGAGTTCGGCACCTACATGGGCCGTACTGTATTCGTCGATGACACGCTCCCCGTGAGTATTGGTGCGGGCACAGGCTCCACGAACGTCTACACCAGCTACATGTTTGGCCCTGGCGCTTTTGCCTACGCCGAAATCCTGCCTGAGAAGTCAGTCCAAAGCGACGAGAACATTCTCAAAGGGACCGAAGTTCTTGTGAACCGCAAGAACTACCTACTCCACCCGGTCGGCATGAACTTCCAGGGTAACGTGGCGGGTAACTCCCCCACTGATGCCGAGTTCCAAGGTGTGAATGCCTACTCCAAGGCGTTTACTGACAACCGCAACATTCGGATGGTCGCCATCCGTAGCTTCATCCCATAAGTCGGGATTCAATACGACTCAACCGGAAGGCTAACGCCTTCTCGGTTGAGTCATTTTTTCTGGCGCCTCAATCGTATTACAGCTCTTGTCTTGCCATGGATAGCGAATCAAGGCAAATTCCTCCTAGTCACGTTGATATTCTTGTGGCTATCGAAGGACTCAGGGTCCAATTGATCGCTATTGAAAAAGCTGCAGCAAAAAGCGAAGGGGTTTATATCGGGTTGGATTCCAGGGTCCGAAATATGGAGGTCCGCTCGCACGTTGAACCCGAGGCACTGCAGGTTCAGCTCGGTGGAATAAAGGAGCGTTACGATCGCCGCATTGACTGGATTCAGACACAGGTTCTACTTGCAACGGGTGGCGTAGTTGTGCTGGCTTTTATCGCTCCGTTCATAATTAATGCTATCAGTCCAAGACTGGAGCTTATGCCAGGGATAGCCCCGGCCTCCGAACAGCAAAAACCATGACCACTAGCACGGTCTACCTTTCTGGGGTTGGCACAAGGACTCGCCCCATTGCAGGCCAGGTCCTTGTGGCCAAAATCAGCCGAGTGAACAGCGCCCCGTACGGCAGGGCCACGGTGTACTCCTGATGGCGGTGACCGGACGCCTCCCGTATCCTGACCGTGCAGGGGGCCTCAGCCCAGTCGTAAGCCGCCATGCTCTTTGATTTTCCCAAGTGCCCCAAAATAGGGCAGCTCTATCCTCCCGAGGCAGGCCCTGGTGAGTCGCAGCATCTCTGGAATGGGAAGGTCTGGCAGCAGGTCGCAATCAATTTCGCAACATCAGCTGGCGCCACCGACCTGGGCTATACGGCTGCAACGCGGCTGCTGACCAGCTCGACCGGCGCAGACGTGACGCTGCCGCTGGCTACCACCACCCAGCCAGGATTGCTCAGTGCAGCAGACCAGGCAAAGGTCAATGCGGTCGTACTGCTTGCGCAGTTGCGCAGGGCACGAAAGGTTTATGTCTCGCTGGAGGGCAACGACTTAAATAATGGCACCAGCGAAGCTGAGCCACTGCGAACGCTACGTGCCGCTGCGCTTGCTGCAGAGCCTGGCGATGTGGTGCTTGTTGATCCCGGTACGTTTACAGAAATCCTGCCAATTCGTTGGAAATATGATGTAACTGTTTTTGGCTCGGGGTTGCGTAGCACGATTGTGCAGCCTGCTGCCGGTCAAGAGTTTAACGATATTTTCAAAGTTGATTCAGGTTTTTGGTGCTGGGGGATCTCGTTTGCTAGCCACCAAGCTGACAGTGTTTTTCAGTCTTGGGCAATTGATTTTGACGAGCTAGCTGATAATACTGTACGTGGAGCAGTAGGCCCCGGCGCGTTTATTCTAAAGTCTCCATACATCCAAAACTGCACCAGTATCACCGCCGAGGATGATGCGGGCACGGCTGGTTCTGCCTCCACGGGGAACACAGGCGGCGGCATTCGCGTTGATGGCAGCAAGTGCGCCTTGAATAGCCCCATCCGGTCGATGGTGGTTGATAGCTACACCCAAGTGAACCTAGGTGGCCCTGGCTGCCTAGTGCTGAACGATGGCTATGCGCAGCTGGTGTCGTTCTTCGGGACGTTCTGCACGTATCACGTCAGGACAGAAACCGGCGGCCAGGTCAATCTGAGCGGTGGCGGCACTACCGATTTCGGCACTTATGGCCTGATGGCTGATGGCTATTCGCCCAAGCCGCTCTACACCGGCTCAGCTCGCATTGCAAATTACGGCGCAGTAAGGCTGGAGAAGACCGTCACGATCGACACCGCCACCGATCTGTTCGGCTGCGTCGCGCACGGGCTATTGACTGGCGATCAGGTGACGTTTAAGGCCAACCAGGGCAGCTTGCCTACGGGACTGGCGGCAAACACCACTTATTTCGTGATCAGCAGCGGATTGACTGTTGATGCGTTCAAGGTGAGTGCTACTGCCGGCGGCACGGCGCTCGACATGAGCGGCGCCGCTACAGGCACCTATCAGTTTGTGCGCCAGGGCGTCACCGAGCTGGACGTGATCAGCTTCTCTGCCAACCGCCTAGGACGGCAGATCAAGTACCCAAGCGCCGGCAGCCTGGGCAGCCCTGGTAACTCGGTGCAGATTACGGCAAGAGGCGGCAGCACTGCTGGCTCAACGTTCACGGTGACGCTGGCGACAAGCACGATCGGCCATGAGTATGTCGGCGGCGGCGCGGTAACGGTGGGCGGTGTTTCGTATCCGGTCACCAGCGCCAGCTACAACAAGACCACAGGCGTAACGGTGCTAACGGCGACGGGATATGCGCCAACGATCGGCGCGAGCGTC